CGCATAGCCTGGAACGTCGTCTGCAACCTGTACATAGCTCAGGTAGCGACTATTCAAGGCGTCAAGCTCAGTAGACCAGCGATATTCCCAGCGACGGTACTTCATTGCGCGACGTTGGCGCATGCCGATCTGCCAAGCTTTCGTGCGATTAGTGCAGCCGTCAGCTTTAACCTTCTGAACACGAACACCTTGATCACCAGGAAGTCGGCATTCAACTGTTTCAACCTGCCAAGACACGCCATCCGTGTATTCAACATCCACGCCATCAAAATCATCAGGGCGGACGGCGGTAAAGTCGCGCTCTAGTGGCTCGGTCATGTTCTGAGGCGTGTACATGCTCTCAAACGCAGTACGAGGCTCGTCACGCACCGGACGCAATAATCCACGGTCAACGGTAAGCTCAGAGAATCCGCAGTTCAGGGCATCGTTTATGACGCCTTTAGCGGTGCCGTTTGAGTTAGTCGATTGGTCGTAATGGTCGCCGCGAGCCTTCCAGATTGCATCAAGACGGTCGAGCTCTGCATAGTCAATCTCAGCATCTGTATAGCCGACAGATTTTGCGACATAAGCGAAGAACGGAGCGATATCGCGCGTAGGTTGCGCGGGCTGCCATACGCCGCCTACGCGAACAGGAAGCTTGCGTGTGGCTTCTACCGAAATCATCGACTCAGATTGCGCAGAGAGGCGATCACCGCCGCGAGCATTCACTGCCATGATCGTCACGCCTTCATAGGAAATAGGCGATGCAAGCAATGAACGGCAGCCATACCAAACAGCCGAGTCCTGCCATTCCTGAGACACCACAGGACTTCGACGGATACGAGCCTCTGCGCGCATTGGATAAGGAAGGTCAATCTTGAACGTGTAGCCGACAGCATCAAGAGATACGTTGCTTACGGTGCGAGTCTCAACAGTCCACGCACCTGCGATATCCATATCGCGCCACTCGAAATAGTGAGTGGCTGGTACGGTGTATCGGTCGCCATTCTTTGCGCCAAGGCCGATCAAGCCGCCAGGAAAGAAAACATCCCACTCAATGGAGTAGGCTTTCTCGCCATCTGGGCAGACAGCAAATGGTCCGCGATATCCACCCTGCAAGCTGGACTGATCCAGAACGATAGAGGATGCGGTAGTAGACAGGAACGTAAATCCAGAGAATCCTGTATCTGTAGAACCTGACGACGTAAGGCGCTGGATGGTTAGCTGTGGCGTGCTGAATACAGTGATGCGGTAACGAAGGCCTACAGGGCCGATGCAGGTTACGATTGTTCCAAGTGTGAACGATGTAACGGGAGATCCGCCAACGAAGTTAAGCGTCATCTCAGGAGGCGTAGCACCTACAGCAGGCGTATAGCTGTTGACTACATACAAGCCACCATTGACGCCAGAGATTTCAATGTTATCGCCAACCGATGGCGCCAACATTTGCAGGTTGAAACCTCTGATAATGTCGCGACCAGCACCGCCATCAACGAACTCGTACTGATACGGAATGATTGCGCGGATGATAAGGCCAGAAGACCAGTCGGCAGGGAACGAACCTTGGCCAGCAGGAATATTAATATTGAATGCGTTGTACTGAATCGATGAGGCTACGAAACTTGGCGTCAAAGCATTGGCGATAGTCAGTTCAAGACCAGACGACCCGTTAGAACTAGAACCAACCTCTGTTACATCATTCCACCAGAAGTGCGCAGGATCGCCAGAAATGTTAGTGCCTGGTGGATAGACGCTATAGATAACATCCGAGCCAAGAGAGATTGCCGGAGTATCGCCAATCAGGATCTTGTCCGAAGGAATGTCATGGTCGCCAACGCCAACGCACAACAGCATCTCCACTCGCTGCTCACGGGGGCTAGCAAAGTAGCGGCGCGGAGGCAGAAGGTAGTCCGGATAAACCTTGCGACGGCCTGCAATCTCGCGCACAGGAGAGTTGATCTTGACCTTGTTGCCCTTAATAGACGCCTCGTTAATACCTTCGCCGTTCTGGCTAGTAGCATTAACTTTCGGAATCTTTGGCGTCATCAGCTTGATGGCGACTAAGAACAGTGCTCCGAAGAACAGTTCTGTTCCTTTTGGCTCAATGACAATATCAACTGTGTCGTCTTTCGAGAAGACAGTTAGCGCCCACTCGCTAGCATCAACAACTGATCCATTAAGCGAAACGCTGATCGGGTGAACATCCATATCAGAATAGCTAGGCACGTTCTCGGCCAGCCAGTCACGCACAGAGATACCGCCAACCGAATATTCTTCGCATGGCTCATCGTTAAGCTTTGATCCGAATACTCTAACGGTCACGGTAATAAATCACTCTTAGGTATTGGGATTCAAAATCGTGGACTCTCAGCAGGCGGGCACCCTTCTTTGGGTTTATCTCAAGCGCGTGCAGTCCATTTTCTAGTTCAATTATAACAGCGACATGGATGCATAAAGGTCCACGGAATACGGCTGCTATTGCGCCGTGCTCCGGCGCGCATTCTTCCATTGAGGCCGCTTCTTGTTGATAGGCGCGAGTGAATTCTTTTGGCTGCGTGTTGCGGATTGCGCCGAATGATGGGAGTAGGCGTTTTCCGCAATGGTGGTGACGGACGAATCTCGTCATGCCGAAACAGTCCCATTTATCTGGACCGCGAGCGCCATCTTCGTATGTCGATGAGAGGAATCTATTAATCCAGTCCATTAAAGATATTTTAGACCCGGAAATTCAGTAGTGTTGTACACCTTGCGAGGCCATGCATAGTTCAGCGCATCGACAAAGCCAGCCTCAATAGAAACCGTAGTCCCGCTTACATTGCCGCCAAGCACGGTCGCGTAAAACTCGCGCTCCGACGGCTGAGTTAGATCAGTGTTCAGGTATCGACGGAATGTCAGCCGGATACGCTGCTCGCTCTCAATAGCGGTATCGATCAAGCGTTGAGCCTGGCCAGTAACGTTATCAATTGCAAAGTTCAGCGTCTGTGCGCCTTGGTTGTTCTTCTTTGGCAGAGCAATGGAGATTGGTGCGGCCATAAACGACTTATAGGTAATGCCGTCAATGCCTAGAGTCATATCCTCAAAGCCCTTGACGATGTAAATCGATTCATTCCAAGCTGAGCATGCAAGCTCGATGGTATCAATGATTACCTCAGAGCCTGCCGATGCATAGACGCGCTCGATTAGCGTACTCATACGCCTTGCTTCCTTGTGCCGGTAGTTTGGTTGACAGCGCGGCCAGTCTTGCCGTCGCCCATCATGTCGCCAACAATTGTATCAATAACCCAGCGACGATCAGCCTCGCTGAACTTAGCGCTGGACTGCATCGACTGGCCAGAGTAGTTATGGTTGTTGATGATTGGAGCAGCACCGGCACCTGATCCGCCAGAGGTTGCATCATTATTGCTAACGACATCTCCACGACTGTTAGGCATCATGTACTGACGACCATTGGCAGCATTGAAGATCTCTGGAGCGCCGGTTTCGTTCACTCGGTACATGCCGTCAGCTTGTACGGGGCCACCCAAGGCGCGACCACCAACAAGCGCCAGTCCTGAGGCAAGCGCCGTGGTTGAAGACAAGGCAGCAGCAGCTGGCACGGAGTTGGTGCCGAACGATGCAAGAGACGCCATAGCAGCAGCAGGAGCCCACGCAGCGGCAACAATACCAGCCTCGCCAACAGATGCGGCGGTTGCAGCGGCGGCGGTTGCTTGCCCCACAGATGCCATGACGATCTGCTGCTTAACCCACTCGATACCAGCCTGTACGAACGAGCCAATAACAGCATTCAGGACGGTGTTAGCGATATTACCCAGCGCGTCTTGGAGGCTCATGGTGCCAGAGAGCAGACCGCCCAATGCTTGAGTACCAGCAGATCCAAGAGCGTCCAGTCCGTCAATCAGCGCCTGATTGCCTGCCGATTGAGCAGCAAACCGCTGAGTCTCAATCTCCATCATTCTAGCGTTGTAGTCGGTCTCGGCTTGCTCCTTAAGTGCCAGGTAATCGGTATCGCTCAACAACTTCATATCGTTGACTGTTTGCAGGTCTTTCAGTTGCTGAGTGTAGGCCTGGGTAGCGTTTGCAGCAGGATCAACACGGGCAAGAGTATCTTTCGCAGTCTTGGCATCATAGAACGCACCAGCAATATCGCGAATCGACTGGACTTGTTCTGGGGTTGCGTATTTGTTGAGCGTTAGAGCGGCCTGATCCATAGCTAGATCGCGCGCAGACTTACCAACGCTGGCTAGTTCTGCGCCAAGCTTTGCGAAT